ATTCTTGTTCACTATACTATATATTCAACATTATTTGTGGGTTTGTTTTTCACCGCCAGTCAAAACATACAATATTACCATTTTAATGACTTTCTTTGCTTCATTGTATCTATACACAGGCAAATACTTACCATTTTCTGCTACAACTTTCTCCTTCCTGCCAAATACAATATCGTCAAATATTTTCGCATACTCCTCTCCTATGAATTTTCTAAATCCAACCAGAAACTCCTCAACGTTTACTATTTCAAAATTATCACATAGTGATTTATTGTATTCACAATAAACTTCTTCTTCATTAAAATCGCTTCCAATCTTTTTATTCATCTTATTTTCTTTGTCAATATATTTAGTTACAAAATAATCTATGTTTTTGGCAAAGTGACTTGGCAAAGGTACCTCTCTATTTTTATATGCTTTCATGCAATATTCAAATGCATCCCAAGAGATACTCAATATTTCCTCTTTTTGAAAAAACACTCCTCTCTTCTTAAAAGAAGAAACAAGCCACTTGTAAATATATCTCAACATAATGCAAAAAATTTCATTCCTAATTCTGTCTTTGTTTTCGCCAATAGAATTATCATACTTCTCTATCAATGCTTTGCAAGTGGCTTGCAAAGACAGATTCATTGCTTCATAACCCTCCTTTTTATTTTCTTAGAAGCACTTTCTTCCTTATCCTCTGCATCATTATTTAATACGCTTACTTCACTATACACCCCATTATGAGAAACAATATAACATTTATCAGCCAACATAAAAATATCCTTCTCATGCGTATTGATAATAAACTGAATACCTAGCCTCTCACTTATCTCTTTAATCATCTTTATAGTTCTCTCCAACATTCCGCCAGATGAGCCAACAAATTTCATTGGCTCATCCAAAAACATTATTGGCCTGCTTTGCGGCCTCATCAAACTCCAGATAACTACTCTCAAAGCAATAGAAATAATATCAAGCAAGCCTCCCCCCATTTCATTTTTCGGAATAAATGGCTCTCCATTTTCCCCTTCTTTAACCAATAACTCGCATTCGCTTTTATTTCTCTTGTTCTCATAATTTACTATAAAATAAAAATCTCTATCAAATACAGCCCTTATTGCCATTGTAACCAAAGACTGTACATATTCAACAAAATGCTTTTGAGTAAGAAGAGCAACGTCGACAATAATCTTCCTTGCTCTTACATAATTTTCTAGCTCTTGCTTCTTATTCTGTATTTCTACAAGACACTTATCAATCTGCTCCTGCAAAAAATCTCTCTTTGATTTCAAGCGCTCTAATTTATCTCTATACAGTTTAATGTCACAACTCATAAGTTTCCTCAATATACTGCATTTTTTCTTCAAATTGCTTTTCTAATTCATCAAGCTCTTCTCTTAAAGAAGCCAAAATAGATTTGGCTTTTTCTATGCTATTAATTCTAAATTCATCCCTAATCCTTGACATCAGCTCCTCCCGCCTTCCCTCAAGAATAGCCAAATCTTTTTTCGCCTTATCTATTTCTTCAACATACCTCTTTATTCTTTCATAATTATTTTCCTTCATCTTCCTCCTCCATAATTCTAAAAATAATTTGCCTAATATCCTCACCTATGCTATTCTCTTCAAAATACTTCTGCAAATTAGATTTAAAGTCTAAAGAATATGCACCACTATCTTTAAGCCTTCCTTCCTCTATTGCTTTAACAAAGCTATCTAACATTCTCTCATTTTCTTTCTTCAAAAGAATATGCTTTCTTGACATAACTGATTCTGAAGGTTTGTGCGGCACTTTATTCCATCTAATCTTCCAAGCGGCAGTATCAAAAATAGCAAATGAAGGCTCATAAGTAAAATTATACTCATCAGCGTCAATACGCAATAAACAGCCAGTATTCAAAATAAACCTGTCATTACTTGTATTAGAAACAAAAAATTTTCTGTGTATATCGCCACACAAAATCAAATCATAATCGTAGTTTTCTTGAAGAAAATTGCTCGCTAAAAAATAATTTTCTTGGCCAATCCACAATTTACTTTCAACAATAGGGGCATGAATAACTAAGATATTTACATTTTCTTTATTCAAAACCTCTGGAACATTGTGACCAAAAGAACAGCCATAAACGTCTATATTTTTTTCGAAGCGAATAGGTTTTTCACTAAGAACTTCTATATACCCTGCCTTAGAAAGAACGCCCAAAATAGTAGTGGGCTTGCTGCTCTCAGAATACATATAATTATCATGCTGGCCATAAACAGCGTATATTTTTTGCCTATACTTAAGAAGAACATCTTGAACTGCGGCAATTAAACGCCAAGAGCGAGGAACATCAAATAAATCACCAGCTTGCAAAATTGTGCAATCATTCTCCACTGCATAATTCAAAATATAATCTAATTTATCAATGCCGGCTTTAAAAGCGCTATCTTTTCTGCAAATAGGATTGTCAAACATTAAGTGAAAATCAGAAATAAGCAGAAATTTCATCCATTTTCTCCTTTGTTATTTTAGAAGAACATAGCGGGCAAACACCAGATTTAAGAAGCGAAGACTTATAAGATTGATACTTTTCTTTTAGTTCATTTAGCAATTGGCTTTCTCTCTTCATTTCCTTCTCAATAATATTATAACCATCGACCAATTTATATAATGCAGAAATTTTGTCTGACACTTCAGCTATACGATTATTTATTTTTACACAATCATCTATATCTCTAGAAGCATTTAAAATAAGCTCTCGCGCCTTATCTATGTTCTTAGATATAGAAACAAATTGCTCAATTAATTCATATTTGCTTTTTATTAAGTCTATTTCTTTACATATAGCGCTAACATCTGATATATACGCCTCGACGCCCAGCCATTTTTTGATAATATCAATCTCTTCTTCAATTGGAACAAGTTTCGATAATATTCCATCTATTGCTTTTATTTTCTCTTTCTTTTCTGATGCTTTTCTATACAATTCTTCTGCACATACAATATCGCCTTCCAATTTATCAACATCTGGCAATTCAGAAAGTTCTTTAGCAAATTTTTCTTTATCCTCCTCTTTAAGCTTAATCTGTTTATTTATAGCATTAATTTGAGAAGTAGCGCTGCTAATCCAATCGTCAACTTTTTCTAAATGCACTATCTTATTAATAGCCCTCGCTACTTCACCAGGAGAAGACGTAATAAGAAAATGCTGGTCTAATTGGTTTTGAATATTAATTTCATCAAGATTAATATATTTCCTAACAAGGTCGGGCACATCAGAGCCAATTCCTTTAAAGCTGTCTTTATTTCCTGAACTATCAATAATAGAATATACAGCCTCCTTATCATCTTTCTTCAAAGATATTTTTTCCCCGCCGCTAAATTCTGCCTCAACAAACACGCTTTCATCTTCATTTGCAAAAATTGATTTAAATCTATTGCCAAGCGGTCTATTATTAACAAGCCACTGCAAAGCCCTGAATATTGCTGTCTTTCCACTTGTGCTATTGCCAACAATAGCATTTATTCCTTTAGAAAACTCTAATTCTGTGTGCTTATGAGATTGAAAATTTTTAATTTTTAAAAATTTTAGCATCATAAATTATGCCTTCTCGCCCACTCTGCAATTAGCAAAGCATCTCCATCTTTTATTTTTGCAAAATCAACTTTTGGAAAAAATCTGCGAGCAACATCAAGAGAAATTCTCTTTAAATCTTTCTTATCAACGTTTTTAGGCAGCAATTCTTTTTGCCACTCTTTAGAATCGCAATATATTCTTGGAAACTTATTTTGCTCTATACATATAAGAACCGCTTCTAAACATCTAATAGCGGAAATTGTTGCCTTAAATCTTGCTGGATTCACCATTGGTCTCTCTATTACTACCAAAACGTTTTTATTTTTATATGGTGACAATATCTTTACAAACTCGTCAAAGTTTACCCTCGTTATCATCTGTTTTTTCTTAGTATAACTTTGCTCATAAACAACTGGCATACTATATATATAAGCACTCCCCCTATCAATAATACCTATTGAGCCAGTGACTCCATTATCAATCCCTATGTATACTTTTTCACTCACACTCTCTCCTTTTTGGGTCTATTAATAGCAAATTTGCTCTCAATAAATTCCCACAAATCAATGACATAATTCTTTAACTCATTTCTTAAACCATTTTCCTCTATATATCTTATAGCATCATTCATTGAACGGTATTCGCGATTTATACAAAAATAAACGTTTCTTTGCTCTATATCCTTAATATATTGAAGATTGTCTCTAATATCATCTATGCCATATCCAAAAACAATAGATATATTGCATTTGCGATAAGGCTCGTCTATAGACGACTTCACAATTTCACATGAACTTCTTATGCCAATAGTCTTCTCTATTTCGTGGCCATTTATATTTTCTTTTCTTATTATCTTATGCGACACAGACCGGCCAAACGGATGCCCCATCTTTATTCTCAATGAAGCATAATATGGAATTGCTCTTCCGCCAGGCGTAACCTCTCCCATTTCACCCTGCCGCAATTGATTAGAGCAAACAATCAAATAATTATTCTTGGCAATCAATCTACATGTTTTTCTTAATCCCTCGCTAAATTCTTTTGCTCTCCTTTGCCCTCTCTTATCACCTTCTTCTAATTCCATTTTTGTCACAAGAGCAGCAAGACTATCGGCAAGAATAGCATTTATCACATTATAATTTTTGCACTTCCACCCCCAAATGCATTCATCAAAAAGCTCTGAAACGGTGTCTGGCCTTTTATAATTTTCCTTAGATAAGGATAAGCCATATATTTCTGCATACTCAGCATCAAGCCGTGCCTCAGGGTCAACGTATTCTATTTCACCCCCTCTACTCTGCACAGAAGCAGCAATTTCCTCAAGCAAAGCAGTCTTGCCTGTTCCAGGAGGGCCAAATATTTCTACAATTATCCCTCCTGGAAGGCCTCCGCCCCTAACCCTCTTCCCTGAAATGCATAAATCAAGTAATGTTGACCCTGTAGACACGACCTTATCAAACCTAACGGTCTCTTTTTTATTTTCTTCTTTTTGTTTGTTTACGGAATCACTATTAGTGGCCTTCTCTATTTGAGAAACAATATCAGAAGAAGCAAATGCCTTTCTTCTTTTCAGCATTTCCTATTAACCTCTTCTTTTTGATATTGGCCTTTTCACTATTTCTTCCCTATTTTTTCTATTCTTCTCTTCTTCTAATCTATCTGCTTCAATTGCACATTTATCATACAAATCACATTCTCCACACTCATCTTTCATATCTATATCAACGCCAAAAACGCCGCCATATTTACACTCATAAGTTTTTCTATCATCGTTAATTTTTGCAGTCTCTTCATCTTCATATTCCTCATCTTCTTCCCTGCCTTCATCTGCATCTTGTCTTATCAATCTACTATCTAATCGCTCTCTTCTATCTCTGTCAACAACTTCTCTATCTTTTTGCCTTCCACCACGGCCATAAAAAGCCTCTGCAACTTCTTCATAAGTTGGCTTATAAACCAGTTCCTCAAGACAGTAAGTAGATTGTATTTCTTCATCTGTTATTACATAATCTCTATCAAGAAATTGATGGCCAGTGAATTCTACATTTTCTTTCCCTTTGCGATAAAATGAAATCGTTTTGCCTTCATCAGGGTCAGCATAATAAATGAATCCACCACCACGAGGCTTCTTAGAAATATCTAATAGCTTTTTCTCCATAAAGAAATGAGGAACCATCCAAACCTGTATGCCCTTCTTCTCCTCTTCTTTGTCATCATATACAATCACATTATATAAACTCTGCAAAGAAGGTTTTAAAGCCCTCACCCTTTCATCATCAAAACCATATTCATCTGCCAATCTTTTTCTTTCTTCACATATAGGGCATGGCTCATTATAAACTAGTCCGAGGCATATAAACATCGCATTATTCGCTCCAACTCTCTTATGAACATAATATGAAGCGGTATAAACCAAATCACCCTCTTTCACTTTTTTGTTTGGATGATTAGCAGAAGCAATATATGGAATTATATCAATCAAATGTGGCGTATCAGAACTCTTGCAAACCCACTGCTTCACTTCAATATCATCCCTAAAAATAGAGCCAAAATATGCCCCCTCATTCCTTCTATTGTAGTTCTCTTCAATCTGCCTTCTTAAACTTTCTCTAGAAAGTTTAGACCTATTAATTGTTTTCATCGTTCTCTCCTCCATTTACTTTATTTATTTTCTTGTAAAATTTACTTTTGATTTCAAAATAACTCCAAAAAATTGCTGCCGAACATAACCTGCAAATGACGTACAAAACAATAATACCTGCAAAAAATAGAAGCAAATAGAAAGCATAATCTATCATTTTCATCTCTGCCTTAATTTTACCCCTCTTTCATTTAATTTCCTCCTTTGTATTTCCTCTCTTTTCTCCTCAGCTTTTTTGACAGCTTCAATAGCAGGCTCTGCATAATAATTGTTCAAAAAAAGCTTTACAATATTCTCAAGTGCTTGTTTTTTATGCTCCATTGTTTTAACGACTGCACCAAGAACACTTTCTTCATATTTTGCTTGAATTAATTCTTGAGATAATTTGCGGTATTCATCGTCAAGAATAACAATATTATTTATTGCTTCATTGGTAACTTTTTCTATGCCAAAATCTTTAGGATTTGCTCTAACAGCTTTATCAATTTGCGCCTTTCGCACTTCTAAAGCGTCTTTTATCTTATCAACAAGAAGACTTGCCTTAGCAAAAAGGTCGGCCCACTTAAAATATAAATCAGGCTGCTTTTTCCATTCTTCATCAAGTTCAAATTTATCTATGCTTCTATCATTTTCAAATTCATTTATTTCATTTAACATGCCCATCGTTTATCTCCTCAGTGTTTTCATTAAAATTAATTATACTATCAATATTGCCACATTCAATTGTATTTCTTTCTTCTACATCCAATCTCGATGCAGTAGACCAAGGACTGCCAAGCTTAATTTCTGTCAAATTAAAATTAGTATTATAATAATCAACATTATCATCAATATTGCGAATAATGCTCCAGTCATAAATAGAATCTACCATTACAATAACAGTAACAATCGCTAATGCAATCCAACTTTTCACTAACCATGCCACAAAAATAAATAATAAAATCAAAACTACTTTTGGTATCCACCAATATCCACCAAAGCACCGTATCACTATTGACTTCATTTCACTCAATTTTGTTTTATCTTTTGGCAACATTTCATTAATAGCCAAAATATTTAATATCTTAAATAAGATAAAAACAACTGAAAAAAAATATTGAAATTATTATTAAAGCAATCATATAAACCTCCTAATATATTATAACAAATTTTTAAAAAATTGCAGCTGTCACAACTCAAAAGAAAAATATTTTGACAACTCAGTATATTTCTTTTCACTTTCTAATTGAGCAATATTATCCAATATTTTTCTAACTTTGCTATTGTTAATAAGACTCTCATCTTTATTTTCAATAAAGAAGAACCCAGCAGAATTAATGCTTTTCTGCTCTTTCATTATTTTTTCAGCAAACTTCTCGCCTATTCCTTTCACTTCAATTAAAGGAATATTCAATTCATTTCCAGTAACGGTCCATTCAAAAGCATTTTTAATTTCCCCAAATTTAGGAACCTTCAATTTAAAACCCAATCTCTTAGCCTCATTAATAAGTTCTTGTTTCTTATCCTCAGAACTGCTATATGTTAAACACGCACATATAAATTCTGCTGGATAATAATGTTTTACATACATATTCAAAAATGACAGCAACGTATATGACACAGCATGAGCCTTATTAAAAGAATAATTGCCGTGGCTAATCAAAATATTCCATATCTTTATAGCGTCCAATCTGCTTATATTATTAGAAGCACAGCCCCTAATAAAGGGGTGTTTATACTTTGCCAATTCACTTTTGTTCTCAGAATCCAATAGTTTCCTAATCATATCAGCGTCAGTAAAAGACATGTTAGCCAATTTAATTAAAACATTCATTATTTGTTCTTGATAAATTATTATGCCATAAGTTTCGCTCAAAATATCGTCTAACAAATTTCCATAAACTCTTCTTTCTCCATTTTTTCTTCTTCTTTTAAATTCTTCGACCATACCACTCCTCAAAGTAGCAGGCCTATATAAAGCAGTAGCATGCGTCAATATATCAAAACTATCTATATTTAAATCTCGGCACAATTTTCTAAGACCATGAGTCCCAAATTGAAATATACCAATGCAATTGCCATTAGCAAATTCTCTTAAAACATTTTTATCATTAGTGTCTATATCCTTTTTAAAATCTATTCTTTTGTTATGGTTTTTAAAAATTAAATCGTTTGCATAATGCATAATGCTAAGATTTGACAATCCCAAAATATCTATTTTCAGCATTCCAACATATTCGGCGTCTTCTTTATCCCAATTTATCGTTAAAGTATTATCACTATAAATCAAATTGCATCTATTAGAATATCTCAAATCCTCTGCAGTAATTATTAATGCCGCAGCATGTCTGCCAATGCCCCTCTTTTGATTCTCAAGCTGTAAACATAAATCAACTATATGCCCGTGCTTCTTTTTAAACTCAATACATTCTGGAACATTATCAAAAATGGTTTTTATTTCACTATACACATTGTCAACTCTTTCATCACTAGAATACTCAGGAAACCTTGTATTGTCAATAAACTTAGATATAAAATTCACTTCACTTAGTGGAATATCAAATATTCTGCAAACATCCCTAAAAACCATTTTGCTTTTCATCTCTAAAAAAGTAGAGATGCTAGCAACATTATATTTGCCATATTTATTTTCAACATACTTTCTTATCTCGCCTCGTTTTCTATCCTCAAAATCTATATCAATATCTGGCAAATTAACTCGCTTAGCATTAATAAATCTTTCAAACATCAAATTATATTTTATTGAATCAACATCAGTTATGCCTAGCAAATAAGCCACGATGCTCCCAGCAACACTTCCTCTGCCATAGCCAACATATATATTATTGCTTTTGCACCATTCGACAATATCGCGTATTATTAAAAAATACTTTACAAAGCCTAAGTTTTTAATCACGCTCAATTCATAATTGAGTCTCTCTCTATATACTCTGCTATCAATTCCATTATTTATTATTCTCTTTCTCAATCCTTCATAGCACTTTTTCTTTAAAAACTCAAACTCATCAATTTCATCACCAATTATTGAAGGCATAAATACCTTTTCTTTTTTCAACATAAAATTACATTTTTCTGCAATCTCTATTGAATTATTAGCCGCTGTTAAAATTGTTTTTTCGTCTAAATAGCTATGGTTCTTCTTAAAAGAAGAAATCATTTCCTCTGGGGTTTTGAGAAACAAATCATCTGCCTCAAAAGTCCACCTATTTTCATCAGTTATCTTCGCCTTTGTTTGTATAGCCAGCAATATTTCTTGAGCTTTTGAATTTTCTTTCGAAGGATAATGACAATCATTAGTTGCAACAATAGGAATATTGTATTTTGCAGAAATCTCTAAAATTTTTTTATTATGCTCTTTTTGCTTTTTAAAATTAACTGGCATTATTTCACAATACAAATCACACTTTTTATCAACAAGCTTTTCTAAAAATTCAATGCCACCATCGCAATAAATAAATGACGAAGCACAAGCCGTCATAGCTACTAAACCATCAGAATGATTCAAAAAAATATCAAAATCAATGCGCGGCTTTTTATAAAAGCCCTCTAAATTAGCAATTGTTAGCATTCTAACAATATTCCCCCAGCCAACATCGTCTTTCGCTATCGCTAATATATGGCCGCGATACTCTT